ACTCAATTAGGAGCCCAGCAAAGTACGACCAGCAGCCGATGCAGGATCGGGAGCGTAGCTGTCAACCACTGCCACTCCAAAGTCGGTATCAGCGTCGTCGATGTTGAAGCGGATCTTTGCAGAACCCGTCATGGCGGCCGCAACCGTTTCGATGCTGTTGCCGTGGTCAACTTCCTTCTCACTCCAGTCATAGAAGTAGTCAGAAGCAGACTTACCGTAAGCCTTGGCCAGGGCTTGCGCACCCACCAAAACAGCACGATCAACAGGCTGGGCAGTCTGCACAGTCGATTCTGTGTAGGTGCCGCCATCAGAGCCACCGGTATCCTTCACAACGCTGTCACCAGCCGCGAAGCGGATTGCATAGCGATTCATGCGCTTGATCAGCACACCATTCCACATGATCGTTTCGTAGGCGTCAAACAATGGGTGCTTGATACCGCCAGATTTGCGCTCGAAAGCGTACTGAACGGCTTGGCGCCAGGTCGTTTGACTGGTGCGGGACTGGAGGTACAGCCACTGACGTTCAGTTACGAACATCACCCACAGCGGATCATTCCAAGCGCGGTCATCGCCCTTGATCTTGACCGACTGCATGACAACGGGGGATTCACGCAACTGAGCCACGATACGGTCAACGTCTTGCAGCGTCAGGGCGTCATTGGTGCCGATGTCATCGGGGCCAGTGGCGTCATTTGCAGCAAAGTAACGGTTCTTCGTTGGGGCCTTCACGGCGTTGACCATGATTTCAGAGAAATCAGAATCAGACTGCAAAGGAACAACCCAATCGGTGGTGGACTGTGAGCCACGGGCACCAGCCAACTGCACCAAAGCAGTCTGGTCTTCCAAGCGCTGCATCCAAGCCTGGATACCGGCCATGGAGATATTGCGCAGGTTGTGCACGGTGCGCTTTTGCGTCATGCGGCCACCCGAATCAGCACCACCGCGAACCTGGTTGATTCGCACGTCCATGCTGGAGTAGGTAAGTTGCATCATGCGGCCTTCGATGCGCTTGTCGCCCATCACTGGCTTGCCTTGCAAGATGTTGAACAGGTCGATACTCACGGTATCACCTGCACCCTTGGCCAAGTCACCCGCTTTCACGATGGGGTAATCAGGGCTGGTTTGGCCTTTGGTCTTGGCAGCGAAAGAACCCTCTTTGGGCATTTCACCGGCCAGCAAGTTCATGAAACCAGGGCTGTGCTGCACACGGGTGAACAAGCCAACGGAATAGATTTTTCGTGCTAACGCACTGCCTACAGGAATATTGGTAGCCATTTTGCTTCCTCGTTTGGATTACAGGGTTCGGAAATACGCATCCATTTGGTCTGCGCTCATGCTGGAAAACTTCTCAGCAAGCTGGAGAGCCGTCAGGTTCTCTGCCGCTTCGCGTTCGTCCTGCGCTGCGTGCTGACCAGCCGGGAATTCAGAGAGGGAAGTCGGTACGTCTGACCGACTGGCCTTGGCTGCTTGCGCTGCCTTGGCAAGTGCTGCCTTCTTCAAATCCTCGGCACTCGGTTGTGAAGCGCGGGCTGGTGATCCCGGTAACTCAATAGGCCCCAAAGTGGCTTCGACCATCTCGATGGCCTTGGCAAAGCGTTCAGACAGAGGTTTGTTTGCCCAAGCGGCCTGATTCCTCAAAGTCGCATCGAACTGTTTTGCCAGTTCAAACGCTTCATGGTCAGACGCCTGCACATGCGCCAACTTAGGCACCGAATCAATCGCGTCCTGCACGGTTTCCTGTGCTGACCTCGCCTGCTCGGCCTCCGCGTTGCGCACTGTTTCCTGAACCGGTGACAACTTCGCTTCAAGTGCTGCGGCCTGGGCCTTCAGCGCAATCAACCCTTTGTAGACGGTCGGAAAATCCTCTTTCAGTGCTTCCAAGTCCTCATCGGACAAATCACTTTCAGCGGCTGGCTGGCTGGTGCGGGCGCGCTCACCTTCTTTCGCCCCTTGATTTCCAGACTGCAATTGCTGTTCAAGTGCGGCAATACGCTCTTGAGCTTCGCGGGCTGCTTGTTCTGCCCGTGATGCGCGGTCGCGCTCGCTCTTGAGCACCGTGTACGGGATGACGTGCTTCCCGTCCTTGGTCGCTACACCTTGCGGCTCTTGCCCCTGGTCCTGCTTTGCCTGCTGTGGCTCTACTATTGCCGGATCATTCTTGGTCTGGTCGTCCGTCACCTGCGGATTTGGGTCTGATTTCTCGGGCACCTTTTCATTCAGCGTTTCGCCGTCTTCAAGTTGCGCAAAAACCTTTGCCAGTTCTTCTGGATCGGTCGTACTCATGTCAATGCTGATACCTGCCATTCACTTCACTCCATTTATCGCGTTGGTCGCGGAAATCCCGAACTGGTTGGCCAATACCCATGGCGGGGAAATTCAATTTGTTCAGGTGGATTGAGTATTTCTCAACTTCAGCAATTTGACTGTTCGCACATACAGGCAAAAGAAAAGGGGCCGAAGCCCCTGGTTTGTGTCGTTAATTCAAGCGTCGCAGCTTGTAAATGGTCGAGTAGTACAGCACCTCGATGTCATCAATGATGTTGTGCAGCGCCGTGTTCTCATGCGGGATGGCCTCGTACCTGGTTTTGCTGATCCAGTCCCGTTGGCTTGTTAACACCTGCGTAATAGACAGTTCATCGCCCTGATGGGCAAGCAATGGGATGTCCAGCACCACATCAAAGCACCCTTGGTAAGCCTCGGCCAGACTGTCTGCCAGATCCACGATGCCCGAATAGAAGTCGGCCAGGGCCATGTGCTGGGCGTAGCTGCCCGTTTTTAGGTGCTCGCGGTGGGTCAGATCCCGCGCCAGGAACAGCGTCGCCACAAGCATGCCAGCCTTGTCATGCACAGCCATGCTCAATACTCCGCTACGATGTTGGTAGCACTGGTGCCTGTCGACCAGACACGATTCACGCGCAGCGGATGTCGGCCAGCAGCAATGGCCGCATAGGTAGCGGTCGAGCCATCCTCAAAAGACACTTTCAGCGTGCCAGCCGTGCCGATATACAGGCTGACCGTGGTTTCAGTTAGGTTAGTCGAATCGTTGGGCGTCACAGCAGCGGCGCCCGTGACGGGGCTGTTCACCACCTGGGGGGTGGCCTTCTTGCGGTTCTTGATGGTCGAGGACATGGGGGTTCCTTACTGAGTAATGGCAGGCTGCGACACCTGCACCTTGGGGGTTCTCACAATCGGTTCATACTTGGCGCGCAGGGCCTCGCCTTGCACCTTCTCGGCCTCGGCATTGAGCTTGCGGATACGGGCTGCACGTTCGGCCGCGTCGAGCACAAACGTCTTGTGTTGCATGTCCTGGGCCATGGCCTGGGCTTGCTGCTGCTGCGCGGCGGCGGCCTTTTGTTGCTCGGGGTCTTGGATGCCCACGGCCGCGCGCAACCGGTCTGCCAGTTGGTGCCGCTTGGGCATGTCGGTCGCCTCAATCACAAAATCAATCACAAAGCCCTGCAACTGAGGCGGCAAGGACTTGGTAATCTCTGTCAGCATCTGAAGCTGCTGCATGCGGTAGGTCGGCGTGCTCGGCACATCGTCCAGCACGATCTTGGCTTTCACCTTGGCCACGTTGTTGACGATGATTTGTTGACCCGTATCGGGGTCCATCGCAGGCTGATTGAACACAATCACCTTCTTCTGCGAACCCTCGCCAATAGTCACCTTGCCAGGGCCTTGGCAAAGGTTCTGCTTCACCAACTCAAACAGCATCTCGCCCACCAAGCGGCGGGCATAGCGGAAGTTGTCATTGATTTCAGCCAGGGTGTTCATACCCTGCTCAATCAGACCATTGATCGCAATGCCAGACGTTGCGCCAGACTGCTGACCTTGCATCGCCTTGTGAATGCCTGACGCCTCGGCGATCTCTTGCTTGGCCTCCTGCATCACCTGGAACTGTTGGGTAGCCAGTTCGCCACCCGGGTCCACCCTGAAAGTGCTGCTTGGCTTGCGGTTGGCGTTCAGGATGATGTAGGCATCTGGCCGCGCCACCTGCTCTGCCGCGCGGTTGTGATCCAACACAGCATCACTGTCAGCAACCGTTCGACGGCTATTGAGTGACCAAAGCATTTTGGATTTGCGCGCGTTCACCTCATCCTGCGGGCTGGTCATCGAGCGAATCAAGCCATAGGGGACATTCGTCAGATCCTCGCGGTGCCCAAAGAAAGGCACATACGGGAACTGGTTGTGTTTGTAGGGGCTGGGCACGTCATACAGGAAGTGCGGACCCGTGTACCAGGCCAGTCGCACCTTCTGAAAAGTGGCCTGCTTCACCTGGGCAATGCCAGCCACAATGACCTCGTTGTGGCGCGGGTTGCTGAAATCAGCCTCCATCACCATGCCGTTTGGCAGGGTCAGCGTGTAGCCACGGACCCACTTGCGATACCAAATCTCGTACAGGCAGATCCGCATGCGCTGAATGTCGCGCCAGTCCACGGCGGCAATGCGCGTGTCGCGCTCGACTTCCCATGACTGAACCAGGCGCGAGTCCTGTTCCATCAGGGGGTCAAACCCAGCCCACCCGCCTGTTGTCATGCGGAAAAGCGTGGCGTACTGCGGCATCAGCGCAATCGCGTGTTCCAGTTCAAGCCAGCGGCGGCGAATCAGGTAGCGCGCATCCGATAGATCGGGCTGCTCTGCGCGCCAATCCCAAAACACCTCACGGCGGTGCACATAACGCACACGGTACGGGCACTTGAATGGGTCATGCTCACGGGCAACCTCCACCCATCCCAAGCCAGCTTTGATCTGCGCGGCATAGGCGTCAGACACCGCACGGTCGGCGCGGGACTCAATCTCAGCATGCTTGAGCTTGACAGACAGGCCTTCGGCCAGGTCGTCGTCGCATTCCTCGTCATCCTCGGGGCGCACACGCCAATCACTGCGGCTCTTGGCCTCCATCCCAAGCACCGTATCAATGGTTGGCTTGATGATGTTGGTGATAAGGGGGGGCTGTCCACGCTCCCTAAGCTTCTCAACCGCTTCTGGTGAAAGCTGGTTGCCATCGTAATAGTCGGCCGCGCGGTCTGCTTCACGGCGCCAGTGCGGCTGATGCTTAATTTCCCGAAGGAACATCTCCACCTGGCCGCGCGGCAAGGCCGAATCTTCCAGATCCTCCGGCATCCCCTTCTCGGTTGGCTCCTCGCCCATGACCACATTGCCATAAGGGCGCTGGTCTGGTTGAAATCGCTTGGCCATCGTCGGCCCGCCAGCGTTGGCCGCGAAACTCTCGTCTTGCGGGATCGCTGAATTGGTCAGTTGGATGTCGCCGATGCCCATGAATGTGTCCGGTTTTTGCTTTAAGCCGGATGAATTGTGTTGCGTTTACCACAATTTGACGTGATGGATTTAATAATTCTCAACCATCAACCCACGCGCCAATCGTAGGAAGACTGGACAGCCATCACATTCATCTTCTGCGGATCAGGCGGGCACTCTGCATAGCGACGCATGACCCACGCATACCTTGCAGCACTCAGTACGTCATCTTGCAGCTTCACAATCTGCCCGTCTTTGCGGTGGTACAGCCGGAACTCAGAGAAGAAGTCTTCAAGGCCTGCAAACACCTTGAACTTGCCTTTTTTCATGTCATCAAACATGGCCATCACACCGGCCTCGACCGAAACGCGGCTGGTCTTCTTGCCCTCTTCGTCGCCTGTTTCGGGTAGCTGGGCGTACTCATGCAGCATGTTCGCGCCGTGTGTTCGGTACTGATCGGCCAGTTGAATGCCGTCACCCTTGGATCGTTGCAGCCCGTCCGCTGGCCACGACACTGGCACCCAGGGGCCACGTTGCAAGATACGCGGGACAAGCTG